TGGGGGTTGAGGAGGAGGTAGGAAATTAGTTTGTGGGTTTTGTAATGGGGTGGTGATTGAGAGGGTGTAATTAGCTGCAGCATTAGGAAGAGGTGATTGGAGTTAAAAATAGAAAGGGGAGGTTCATATAATATACTGAAGATTTTATTCAGGAGGGGAGAACGTGGCAGAGATAGGCTATGATTTTAAGCTAAATATTCATGCTAAATTTAATGCTAACTTAATGAATGGAATTCAATTCTGCGCAGAGCTTTTAAGCCATGGAATCAGAACATCAAGCGTGATCACTGAGTTTAAGTTATACTTAATCAACACTTCATCATGGGCAGAAACATTTATTGCAAACGTAGCGGCTACGCAAGAGTCTAATGGATTTTTTACTGGCTACATTCCACAGTCATCTCTAGGGTCGAATGAATTATCTGGGATGGAGACATACAAGGTGAGTTGCACGGCGAATAGGATCAGGCATTCATCGAGCAGCTTTGTATATTTTAATCACCTTGGTTGCTACGATAGTATCATCAGGCTCAAGCATGAAGCTGAGTATGCAGAATCATTAAAGTTGGATGAATAATGTACGCAATAATTAATGACTATAAAATTATTGAGATCCGAGAAGTATCTGACGAAGAAATGCCAGGGCTAGCAGGCAGAAATCAGCACGTTATAGAATACTCTACATTTGCGAGGCCGCCAGCAGTCGGTTGGATATACGAAAAAGGTCTTTGTTATCCTAACATTCAACCAGTGACTCCACGGCAAATTAGACAGGCATGGATTTTAATGGGCAAACAATTATCAGAGATCGACGATGCCATTAATTTGCTACCAGAGCCTAACCGCTCGCTAGCAAAGGCAGAGTGGGAATACTCAACTCTAGTGCTTAGAACAAATAACTTAGTTAATATGCTAGGGCAAATGCAAGGATACAGCGCTGATGATTTAGATGCTTTGTGGATTTTCGCAGGGAATATAAAATGATTAAGGCAATCGTTGGTGAAAAGATTAATTTAGGATTAAGGCTTTTTGACTCATCTCCGGACAAAAAAGTCAGGGCAGATTTGTATTCAGTTCATGGCGAGAAGGTCGGATCTGTTTATCTTTATCATGTAGAGAATGGAATTTACATGAATAGTGACCTATCTATGCCTGATCATAAATCAATATTAGTTAGCTACACAGTTGAAAACTCTCAAGATTACTCCGATATTGTGGATAGAATCGAGGGAATACCTGCCAAGGTCGAGGCTGCAAAGTTTATTTTAGGACAAGTTAAGCAAAGGGAATTTTCAACCGAATTTGTTAAGGGAGTGGTGAGTGAAATTACAAGTAATAAATGAGTTTGGTATTCCGATGGCTCTAAACGGTTGCGAGGGAATAAAAATACTCTTGCCATACGAAAATGGGGAGACATTAGAAAAAACTAAGTTTACCATTTTGGATGAGTTATCAGGAAAGTTTGAAGTAGACGTTGATGATTTTGAAATTCAGGGCTTAAAAAGCGGATCTGGGCAGACGTTTGTCGGTGAAATATACTTTCAAGACCATACTGCTAAAGTTGTTTTTTCAAAGGGCTTAAACGTAGAATTAAGAAATGACAGGAAGGTACTCAAATGACTCAAAAAGTGGAAAGAAAATCTTTCGAGCTAGAGATCAAAGACGCCGACAGCAACGGAATGATTCGTGGTTACGCATCCACTTTCGGCAACATCGATCAGGGGATGGACGTTGTGGACAAGGGCGCGTTCAAGAAGTCGATCAAGGAGTCGAAGGGACTGTGGCCGATTCTAGCGGATCACGACCCGACGAAACAGGTTGGGTGGAATCTTCGTGCAGAGGAGGACGACAAAGGCTTGTACGTAGAGGGAAAGCTCGATCTAAATGTTCAGTCTGCGCGGGAGAAGTACTCGCTTGCGAAAACTGCGATGGAAAATGGGGCAAAGATGGGGCTGTCAATCGGCTACATGACAATAAAGGCCGAGCCAGATCGAGAAAAGCCCATGGTAAGAAGGCTAAAAGAATTAAAAATGTTTGAGTATTCTATCGTCACATTCCCGATGAATACTGCTGCAATGATAACTCAAATGAAATCCACTCCTGATAGAAATCAACAAGAGTGGCTAAAGAATCACTTAGTACAATTAAAACAACAAGGCATTACTGAGGCTGAAATCATGTTAGCACTTCAAGGAGAAGCCGCGCATGATGAGAGTGAACCGGACTTGATCCATTCACTAAGTCAACTGATTGAAACCATCAGAGCCTAAACTAGAGGAGAAATCAAAATGAAAATCGATGAAGTAGTGACTGGTTTACAGTCAGCGTTTCAAGAATTTAAGAAAGCAAATGATACTCGACTTGAGCAAATCGAGAAAAAAGGTTATGCGCCAGCAGACCTAGTAGAAAAAGTTGCAAAGTTAAACGATGCAATTGAAGCAAAAGAGTTAGAGCTTAAGCAAATCAAAACTGCTATGGCTAGAACTGCTCAACCAGAAGGTGAAAAAGCACAAAAAAGCGAAGCAGAAATCAAGTATGCAAAGGCTTTTAAGAGCTACATCACTAATGGTTCAAACGAAATGGAAATCAAAGCCCTTTCATCTGACAGCGATCAAGATGGTGGCTTCTTAATCACTCCAGAAATGTCTTCTGAAGTTGTTAAAAAGATTTTCGAGACTTCTCCAATGCGTGCATACGCGTCTGTTCAAACTATCTCTTCATCTTCTTTGCAAATACTTGAGGATTTAGACGAAGCAGGAGCAGGATGGGTTGGCGAGACTGAGACAAGAGCAGAGACTTCTACTCCTCAATTGAAGATGATCGAAATTCCAGTTCACGAGATCTATGCAGAGCCAAAAGCTACGCAAAGATTTTTGGACGATGCTGCTGTAAACGCAGAAGCATGGTTATCTGAGAAAGTTTCAGACAAATTCTCTAGAACAGAGAACACAGCTTTCATTTCTGGCAATGGTGTATCTAAGCCAAAAGGAATTTTGAGCTATGCGTCTGGTACTTCTTTCGGTCAATTAGAGCAAATCGTATCTGGTAGCGGATCTGCAATCACTGGCGATTCTCTAATCAATTTGATTTATGCTCTTAAGTCACCATACAAAGCTGGTGCGAAGTTTTTCATGAAGCGTGGAACTGTTAAATCAGTACGTTTATTGAAAGACTTAGAGGGTCGTTACCTATGGGCACCAGGTTTAGATGGTAACACATCTGGATCAGTTCTTGGTTATGACATTGTTGAGTTCAACGATATGCCAGATGTTGCTTCTAGCGCATTGCCAATCGCATTCGGTGACATGAAGCAAGCATATCAAATTGTTGATCGTATCGGAATCAGAACACTTCGTGATCCTTTCACTGCTAAACCATACGTTAAGTTTTACACAACTAAGCGCGTAGGTGGCGGTATTAAGAATTTTGAAGCGTTAAAATTAATGGTAGTTTCAACATAATAAGGAGTTTTATTTATGTGGAATAATGTAAAGCAAAAAGTATATCACTCAATGGTGCTTGCACCTGCAACTTTCTCTGCAACTGGAGCAACAACTGGAGTTGACTGCAAAGATATTAATTCTTTAGCATTCCTTTTGGCTGTTGGGTCTTTTGCATTTGATGGTTCAAATTATTTAACTGTTAACATGCAAGAGTCAGATGACAACTCTACATGGGCAAACGTAACGGCTGTTTATGAAGGAACTGCTCCGGCTGTTCTAGTATTAAACGATCAAGCTACGCAAGAATCTAAGTCACACATGGTTGAATACCGTGGTGGCAAACGATATGCACGTTTGAACATCGTTGAGACTGGCACTGTATCCGTTGCCCTATCGGTAATGGCTATCAGCAATAAACCTGAATTTATGCCTCCACAATAATCACTCATTAATTGATGTGATCGAGGGGGGCAGGGGGTTTTAAAATAACATGCTCCCCTCATTTTTATATATGAATAGTAGACAAGTGTTTATGTTAGCCAACGCTCATGGAATCACTGCCAACGGTAGTGAGGAATTTTTGTATGCAGGGCTTGGTTACGAATTAGATGAATCGCAAGCAGAAGCATTCGTAAAGTGGGGCTTGGCTGCTTATATGGAGGATGCGAAGGATGGCACACCTAAAGTTAATAACAGCGCCAGCGGAAAGCCCAGTGACAGTGGCAGAAGCAAAAGCATACCTAAGAGTGGACGGGTCAAGCGAGGACGCTCGAATACAAACAATGATAAGCGCAGCAACAAAAAGACTTGAGGATTACTGCGATACTAAATTCATAGAGCAAGAGTGGGCACAATATATGGATTGCTGGCCCAACTTTTATAAAGAGGTATGGTGGGATGGTGTTCGAGAGATGCCAGTTTCAGAGCTATACACCCAGGGTGGAATCATACAATTACTCACGGGTCCTGTTACGTCGGTTGAAGAATTTAACACATATGCTGACAATGGTACTCCCATTTTGTTTGCTAGCAATCAGTACATTGTTGATACTACTGGCCCTTTCGGTCGTATTTCTCTCCCAATAGGTGGAGTGTGGCCAACAACAAT